ATGAATGTTCTATATTATAAATATGAATGTTTTACAAATTTGATATATATTATTTTAAAAAATATTTATTATATTATATCAGAAAAAGCACCTAGATTTTATCTAGATGTTTTTTCTGGTATTTTCAGACATTTTAATTTACAAAATAAATTATTTTATTTAACTAAATATTACCAAATTTTAGATAAATAACCAATACTTTTTTTATTTTTTTATTTTCTTATAACTTGAATTTGTACCCCCTCTATAGCTTTACCATATATACCTGCATAATCATTTAAATCGATAACCCAAGGAAGCCATCTTCCCTCTACATACACGCTATATTCAACACTATAGTTATCTAATCCTATTAATTGTATTTGTAATCCATCTATATTTTTACCATATATACCTGCATAGTCACTTCTATCTTTTACCCAAGGTAACCAAGTTCCATTTACTGTATGAACTCTATAACTTATACTCCCTTGATTTAAGTTAGCATATATAGCTTGTATAGGATTTCCAAAAATTCCTGCAAAATCATTTGCTTTAGTTACATTAGGAAGCCATTTGCCATTTGCATAAACTTGATAAGCAACATTAATATTTTTAGTTGGTACTATGTTAGAGTATTCATTCCAAGTAACTCCATTAAACTTGCATATTCCTTTAGCTATTGCTTTAGCAAATCTATCTTTATTATTCATTATTAAATTATAATCTTCCGCATTAGTTATAAAGCCTAATTCAACTAAACAAGCATCCATAGTAGTTTCTCTTATAACATGTAAGTCCCCTTCTTTGACCCCTCTATTTTTAGTATAAAGTCCGTCATTAATTAATTCAGAATGTATAGTATCAGCTAAAGCTCTATATTTAAATTTATAGCAATAAGTTTCTAGCCCTTGAGCATTTGGATCATCAGAACTATTACAATGTATAGATACAAATGAATTTACACCTAATCTATTAGCTTCATTACTTCTATCATTTAAAGTTACAAATACATCTGTAGTTCTAGTATTTATATTTTTTATATCTTGTGTTTTTAAATAATCATTTACTTTATTTGCTACCTCTAAAACTATATCTTTTTCTAAGCATCCATGTACTCCTGGAGCTCCTGAATCATATCCACCATGTCCTGCATCTATCATATTTGTTTTCATAATAAAATCCTCCTAAAATTTATTTTTTATATTTTAAAATGCAATAAAAAAAGACTTCAAAGAGCCAAATTCACTGCATTTTATTTAACTTAATTTAAAATTACTTTTAATTTAAAAATAAGTTATATATAATTTTTTTTAACATTATTAAAAAACTATTTTTACTTTCTTATTTATTATCTTTTAATCCTTTTGTTGAAGGGTCTACAACTACACCTATAACTGCGGCTGCAACGGCAACAACTGCAACTGGATTAGCTAATATATCTAATAAAGCATTAGCTAATAAATTCCAACTTGTTAAAGTTTTAAAATCGACTCCAGCTGCACTAAATATTACTCCACCTAAACCTAGCCAAAAATATGGATTTTTTACTCTGTTTTTCATTTGCACCATCTCCTTTTATTTAAATAAATGATTTTGTATAGCATAAAAAAAGAACCCTATAACACCACTGCATATAAAGCCAAAACCCCATTTTAGTGTATTTACAAGTCCTTCTATACTCTTACATAAGTTTTCTATTTGTATATCCCTTTTAGCATCACTCTGCTCTAGTTTATCTAATCTTTCAGAATGATTATTTAGACGCCTCTCATGTGCTTCTAGCATGTGATCTGTTACTTCATTATTCATATTAACTCCTTATAAAACTAAAGATTTATATTAAAAAAGAGATTCTTAAGCTTCTAATGAAACTATTAAATCTTCTCTACCTTCAATTATTAATATTTTGTCTATTTCACCTTTGTACTCCATCCATTTTGGAACTATTAATTTATATTCTAATCCATCTCCTCTATTTGCCTTTTCTATTATTCTACTTGCTATATATAAAGCCATTTAACTCACTCCCATCAATAAATTATCAACGACATTCTTAGTCATATCTAACTCTTTAATTAGATTTTCTTTATCTTGTTTTAATTTCTCATTTTCATTTTCTAATATCTTATTTTTTTCATAAATACTCTTAACTGCTTCATTAATATTTACAACAACTGTATTATTTTCTTCATCATACTTTGAAAAATCTTCTTGTAATAACATAGTTTCTACACTAGCAGTATCTGCTCCAACTGATCTACCTGGTGAGGTAGAATTTAAAGAATAACTAGCAGCAAGTGTAGCGTTATAAATACCAAAGCCATTCATATTAAGAGGTCTTAAAAAGTCTATTTGTTGAATATTTGCATATAACTTTATAACATCTTTGTATTTTCCATTTAGAAGATATCCTATTGATGTAGTATCTCCACCATATAGCCCCCCACCGTAGAAACTTCCTCCAGTTGGTAATGTTAAATTCGATTCTATATATATAGAATTTTTTGCATGATAAATATTTAAAAGAGAATCATCACTTTTAAGTATTGTAAATCCCCCTTTAAATCTAGGAGAAGTATTAAATAAGGCTGATTGATGGAAAATACATGGAGTATTCATAAAGTTTATACCACCACTTATTATGCTGTTTCCTAGGAAGTTGTGTAAATCTTGTTGAGCAATAAGTATATATGGAACCATGTTTAGTTGGTCATCATCTGTTAATTCTGTTGTTGCTCCTATCGCAAAATAGTGGGCAGAACCAGTTAATCCAGTTGTAATACCTCTATAATGAGATGTAACTTTATTAGATGCAAACATACCCAATAAATCGCCATTATTAACGTCATATGCATATAAAGAACCTTTCTTTATTGCCATTTTCTTTTGTTGTTGAACATTGGTAAATACAACACTATCAGCAGTCATTTTTGAATAAGAACCATCCATATGTTTAACACCTATACCAGTTTGGTCTACAAAGGTTATACCAGCATAAATTTCATCATCACATGACTTATAAGGATATGCAACATTTCCTTCAAAACAACAAGCTTCTTTTATATGAAAATATAAACCAGGTCTATATTCGCCTTCCCACCCTAACATTATGTTCATAGTAGTAGTAGATTTGGCCGTAAAGGTTATAGAAACCCTAGTCATTATTCCATCTTTTGTATCAAAACTTACATTACCTAACCTATAAGCACCTATATCATTTGACATAATAAAGTTATAATTAAGATCTTTTATAATAGGTGATTCTACCCAAAATGCTAATGTGTATGTTTTATTAGTTTCCATCGAGAAAGCAGGTACTTGTATACCAAAAGTAACATGACCATTTGTTTGAGTAGGTTCTACTCTTAAAATGTATGTTTCTGTTAAAGATATAAATTCCAATGTTTTTTTCGAGTTCCAAACCTTCCAAAAGTTCCAACCATTTCTAAAATCTCCGTTAGGAATTAATTGAGATCTTCCTGTGTTTTGAATTTGAAATTCAAATCTATTACTAAATTGTTTAAATTGTGATTGAGTAGCATACATAGAATCTGTTTGACCTTTTGTATAAAACTCAGAATTAACAGTACTTATTATTGCTGCTTTAGTTATCTTTTGTTCTGCCTCAGCTTTCCAAATATTAAGTCCAGATACTTGACCAGCTAAGTTTTGGTTATTAGCTTCTACTGCATTAACTTTACTAGTAATGCTACCTAATTTCATATCTATAGTAGAAATCTTACTGTTTGTAGTAGTTATTTCTGCTTGAATATCCTCAGGTGCTGGACTCCAGTCTGTTGCTTTATCTCCTATTTCAGCTTTCAATAATGACATATAACCTGAAATAGTTTTTGTTCTACTCCCAGAGTATAGCGAAAAACCAGAAATTCCATCTGAACTAGATGAAACCGTTGAAGTAGTACTTAATCTATGCCATTTGTTTAAACTGGGAACTTTTATATAGTTATCTCCTTTATCTAAAACGCCACTAAAATCAACTGAAATACAATCCCCAGAAGTTAAATAAATATCTGCTGAAAAGTTAACTTTCTGACCAGTAGGTATTTTATAATCGGGCGAAGATAGATATTTTGAAACATCCCAGTATCCTACATTTGTAAACTTTAAACATTTACGGCCTTGAAATTCAACAACTTCTATTGTTCCGTTTTTACCTGTATTTTTGATAGAGTAATGTTTTAACCCTTCTTTAAAATCAGAGTTTAAAAGTAAGTTTCTTCCTCCTATTTGAAGATTATCTAATTTAGTTTTAGTTTCAGATACTGTAAGAGACAGTCCATTTAAATCTCTTTCAAAGTTATTTACTTTGGTTGTAACCCCTGTTATTAATCCAGTTTGTCTATCTATTAAAGTAGTATGCTTTCCTATAGTACTTTTTAAGGAGCTTACAGTTTCAACAGTTCTGTTATAATCATCTTTAAGTAAGACTGTTTTACCATCTTTAACTATTTGAGTATTATTAATAGCAGTGCTAATTTTACCTTGCATAATATTTATAGTTGTACTGTGATTTTCTGTTAAAGTCTTATTACTATCAGATTGCTTTTTTAAGGAGTTAAAAGCTACATCTAAAGTTTGATTTTGATTATTTAATTTTATCTTTGTAGCATTTAATGTATGGGCATTTGTATCTTTATTAAATCCTTCTGAGAAACTAGAATAATCTATTTGTTTTTCTCCTACGGCATTACTAGCAATCATATTAGACTTTATTAAATCATTAGTTATAGCTTTTTCTTTTACTCCAGTATTATCTATTAATACACTTTTTCCATCTTCCCCTATAATAATGAAATTAAAATCTCCTTTAGCATCTTTTCCCATTTGGATTCTAACTTTATTATTTTTATCTTTAAATTGTAAAGTAGTTCCTATAATTTCAATTCCACCATCATCAGATTTAATTTTTACTTTGTTTGTACTTATTTCTCCTGCATTAATTTTAGAAGCATTTATACTAACTATATTTGCATCATCAACAAATATAGTTTTCATATTTAATCTATCACCAGTAATACCACCTACTTGTATATTCTCACTAGATAAATTACCATTTACAAGAGTTCGTATATTACCCACATTAGCTTCTAATACTTGTATAGTTGCATTTGTTGCATGCAAATCTGTTATACTGGCTTTGTTTGCATTTAAATTAGTTATAGAAGCGTCATGTTTTACAACTAATTTATCTATAGTAGCAACATTGGTTGTAAGACTTCCTATCTGAGCGTTAACCGCAGTTAACTGACCAGATATAGTAACATCTTGAGCTTCTAAGTTAATTATTTTTGCATTTATAGCTTTAATGTTTGTAGCTTCTATAACTTCTTTATAGAAATCTTTTATTTGCTTAGTTTCTATACTGTCTATAGTAGAACCCTTTATAGTTCCATTATCAGTGGTTATATTATCTACTGTATCAGCTGCTTCTTGAAACTGTGTTTGAATATCTTCAAAGCACAAGGTAGTATTAGAAAGTTCTACGCTATCTCTTTCATGCTCATCTGGAAACTCTATCATTTTAACTATTCTTTGTTTATCTTTAAATTTATCTTCTTTAGATATAAGATTTATTGTATCTCCTAACTTATAATCTAAAATATTTTTATATTTATTATTAAGCTTTGCTAAATTTAAAATTGCAGCAGAATAAGATCTAAATGGTTTTGATATTTCATTTAATTTGGCTATAGCATCATCTTTAAGGTGCTCTTTAACTGTGTATCTATCATCTATCCAATATGCAGTTTTAATTTTATTAGAATACTGATAGTTTTCTACGTATTCTTTTTTATCATTTATATCAGTAATCTTTAAATCATCTTTTCCGATAGGAATTAATCTTGTAAAGTAACCATAAGAACTACCTTGAATAGCTAAAGATTTTAGATTTAAAGAATCTATAAAGTAAGTTCCTTTATCCTCTCCTAGGTGTTCATATACATCTATGGTTTTAGATAGAGTATTAAAAACTATATCACATCTATATATTTTTTTAATTTCTTGCACTATTTCCAAACTAGAGCAGTTAGTCATTCTAACAGTTCTCTTTTTCTTTAAATCGCACTTACCTACAACCCAACCAGTACCAGCTAAAGCAAGAGCTAAGGCTTTATCAATCGTTTGTTCTTTACTTTCAAACTTTGAAAAAGGCTTACCTTCTATATCCTCTAAATTTAAAATACATTTAAATTCAGTATATTCATTTTGGACAATTCTTTCTTTAACTATATATTCATTTTCTTTGGTCCTTATATAGCACTCTTCTACTATATCAAAATAGTAATTTGCCTTTTTAGGATAATAAAAACAGAGTGTCTTTTCTCCACTCTGCAACTCACTTTCTATAAATAAATCTTTATAATCTATTAAACCAGCTATTTTTTTCTTATTCTTATCATGTAAATGTATCAAAAGAGGCTTCCCTCCTTTCTTACTAAATTTAAATAATTAATTAGTTCTTTAAATTTATTTATGCTTCTTCCTCTATCATATAGTCTATAACCATTAATTCAGCTGGAGACATATCGCAATTACTGTTATATAAATCATTTATATTAATTTTATGAATATCGATATCAACTTCTATATCTAAAAGTGAATTTACCTCTTTATTACATACATCTATAAATTCTTCTTTAATGTCATATGTATTATCTTTATTTAATTTTAATTTTCCATCTTCATCTTTAACACAATATTTTTCCATTATTTTTTGTCTTTCAGAGTTATATATTTGTAGTTCATTTTCTATTTTCTTTATATTTTTAGCTAGAGCATAAGATAATTTACAAGGTAAACCTTGTTTATATGCTATATTGCTTAATTGTTGTGATCCATTTACTAATTTTCTTAATGATAATTTCATAATACTTATCTCCCTTTTAAAATATATTTATTATTTAGCTGCTAACTTGTCCTGTTCTGCATATACTACATCTTCAAAATCTCTCATATCTTTTCTTATAGCTTCTTTATTTTTATTGTAGACTTCTTGATTTTGTACAGTTTTACTTAAGTTTTCTTGAGTAGTTCCATCGGTACTTAAACTAGCACTCATGTATACTACTATTTGTCCATCAATTGTTGATGTTCCAGATATAGTTATTGTTTTATTTGTATTTAACATTTGTAGCATCCTTTCTATATGAATCTTGGATTGTATTTAATTTTTATATTGCAAGTATTCTTACTTAATGTAATTAAATTACTTCCTGGAACTAAAAAAGGGAACTCCCACATATCAGTATCATCAAATTTATTGATACCATCTTGAGTAACCATTCCCTCAATTCCATTTATAACTATAGTTTTATTGCCTTTTAAGTTCTTTACAATAAGAGGATCTTCGCTTAATCCAGTTATTTTTAAATCAATCATATCTATAGTAGGAGTTATTTCTAAAACTACAGGCACTTTTGTATTACCTTGACCGTTTATATTTTTACTTGAAACTCCATTTGTAATAGTTTCTATGACTTCATTTTCTATGTTATAACCTATAAAACTTAATTGTAATCTTCCTCTTATTTGTCTTAAACTTGGTTGGTCTGAACTTCCATTTAAAACACATTTAAATCTTAAGTTTCTATCTTTAAAATAAACTTCAAATGGTTTTATCATATTGCTTAATAAATCACTTTTATCTAAATAGTATCTTTTTTTAGTTAAAGAATTTACTAAAAGAGTAACTGTAATTACATTTAAAGATACTTTTGAATCAAAGAAAAGAGGTAATAATGTATTTGCATTTTCAAAATCTTTTAAATTATTAATGCTAGAGTTTTGAATATCAACATCTAAAACTCTAGCATTAAACTTTTCTATATTTATATTGTTTATAAGCATTTTTTACCTCCTTCTTCTCATTGTATTTAAAGCAAGTCTATTTGAAACTCTTGGGATTACAACTCTATCAATTTCTTCTCCTGTAATGTTAATAGGTATTATAATGTTTCCATCAGAATCACCTTTATTTTTCATCATAGAATTTATAACTCCTTGAGCAGTTTGTCTAGCAGTCTCTAAAACCATTTGTTCACTTGATTCATGATTATATACCTTAGTTCCACTTGGTAGGTCATATAACTCATATCCACGCTCATGAAGATAAGTTAAACCACCTTTAAAGTGTGAGTTACCTGTCCAGTTTCCATCAGGCTTTTTCCCATCATTTGTATGTTTGGTGAAAACTTCAAGAACCTTTTTAATAGGATGCCAATTGTCCCACCAATCTTTTATTTTATCTAAGTCACTTTTAACCTTACCAGTTGTAGTATCAACATCTTTTGAAATATCTGAGTTCATAGAAGTTACTTCATCAACTGCTTTATCTCTTGTTTCCTTAGCAGCAGCTACAGTTTCATCTCTTTGTTTCTTTGCATCTTCAATAAGTTTATCTCTTTGTTCTTCACTTATTGAACCAGTCTCTTGTTGCATTCTATATACCTCAGCTATTCTTTTATCACACTCATCATTAGCAGCTTCAATAGCTTTATCTCTAGATGCATTTAATTCTTTTATATGTTTAGACGCCATTTCAGCAGTTATATGTTCATCATTACCTTTCATTCTTTCAAGAATTACTTTAGCTTCAACTTCATTTTCAGATAGAGTTTTTATAGCACTAGTTTTCATTTCATTTTGAAGGCTATCAATTTCGGCAAATTCTTCTTTCTTTAATTCTCTATGTTCATTTGCTGCTCTTTCATATATTTCATTAATTTTAGTTTGAGCTTTATCTATTTCTTGTTTTTGTTTAGTCCAATGACTTTTAGTTTGATTTAAAGCTTCTTCTTTTTCTTTAGCTGAAAGAACAGTAGTTTTTGCAAAGAAATCTTTTTGACTTTTTAACTCTGCATCTCTTTTTTTGTCCATACCATCTTTAATTTTATTAGCCATATCCGTATAAACTTTTTGCATTTCTTGAGATTGTTGTTTTGATAACCCTACACTTTTAGTTAATGTATCTTTAAAATCTTTTATAGTTTGATCCTTTTGTTTTTGAGTTAATCCTTTAGTACCATTAACCATTGCAGTATATTGTTTTATTATCTCATTTTTATTCTTGCTAGTTAAAACTCCTGTATCAGTTACAAGTTTTTTTAAATCTATAGTCATTTTTTCTTTTTGTTCTTTAGATAAATTACTAGATTTTTTACTCATTTCTGTAAAGTTTTTAAGTACGCTATCTTTTGCTTCTTTTGAGAATTTATTTGAATTCATTTTTAAATTCATCATAGACTCACTAGCTTTTTTATCTAAATCTAAGTAAGCTTGTACATTATCTTTTGTTGCTTTAGATATTTTAATTACATCTTTTTCTGTAGCTTGTGCATAGTTTCCAAACTTATCTCTGCTTTGTTCAACTTTATCTGCAAATAAATCTACCGCAGGTGTTGCACTTTTATTTAAGTGTTCTGCAACTTTATATCCTGCATATCCAACGGCAGCTACTGCCGCTACACCTAATGCAATTGGTCCTAAACAACCTATAACTGTTGCACCAAATCCAGCACCAGCAACTTCTGCTCCTGCTAATCCAGCTCCTGCAGTTTCTGCTGCTGGAGCAAGTCCTAATAATATTTTAGAAAAGTCTTTAAATGTAGCAGCGGCTTTTAATGCTTTAAACTTTCCAACAGTTCCAATTAATCCACCTATTCCACTAGTTACATGACCTAAACCACTAATTACAGGCCCCATAGCAATTGCAGCCATTCCTGCCTTAACTATAAATTCTTGAGTATGTGGACTTAAATTACTAAAACTAGTTGCTAATTTAGTAATATCTTTAGCAACACTTGTTATAGCTGGAGCTAATGCTTGGAAAACTTTTATTGCTGCACCTTCTAGGGCACTTTTCATTTCTGCTAAACTACCCTTTGCATTTTCACTCATAGTTTTAGCCATTTTAGCAGTAGCACCTTCACTGTTGTCTATAGCATTTGCTAATTTATTAAAATCTCCTTCACTAGCATTTATGATTGAAAGCCATCCAGACATGGCCTCCTTCCCAAAGATAGTTGCAACGGCACTGGCTTGAGTAGCTTCATCTAAACCACCCATTTTTTCTCTAAGGTCAGACATTACTTCTCTAAAGCTTTTCATCTTACCGTCACTATTTTCTACAGATATTCCATACTTCTCCATCATTTCGGCCATACTATCCGTAGGCTTTACTAAGTTAGTTAATCCTGCTCTAAGTGCAGTACCAGCTTGACTTGCTTTAATACCACTATTAGCCATTAATCCTATAGCTAAAGAAGTATCTTGAACACTATATCCTAAAGCACCAGCTACAGGAGCGGCATATTTAAAAGTTTCTCCCATCATACCAACGTTAGTATTGGCATTAGATGAAGCAGCAGCTAAAACGTCACTAAACATACCAGCATCTTTAGCTTTTAATCCAAATCCTGTTAATGCATCTGTAACAATATCAGAAGTTGACCCTAATTCTTCTCCAGAAGCAATTGCTAAATTTAGTATAGGTTCTATACCTTCGAGCATATCACCAGTTTTCCAACCAGCCATTGCCATATACTCCATACCTTCTCCTGCTTCTGCAGCACTAAATTTAGTTTTAGCTCCCATTTCTTGAGCCTTATTTTCTAATTGTTTAAGATCATCACCAGTAGCACCAGAAATAGCTGCTACCTTATCCATTTGAGCCTCATATTCCATACCTACATGAGCGGCGGCTACCCCTATTCCAGTTAAAGGTAAACTAACATGAGTAGTAAGTTTTCCACCTATCTCTTGAGCTTTACTACCTACTCTTTTAAAGTTATTTCCTAAATCTTCAAGCTTTTTAGATGCATTACCTACACCATGAGTATTTTCTACTTCTCTATTGAATTTATTTACCGCAGATTGAGCTTTATTTACTTCTTCCTCTGCTTTATTCATTTGAGTTTCATAGTTTTGTAAGGTTTTAGCATTATTTTCTACAGTTCTATCTAGCTTATCATGTTCTTTTTGTAATTCTTCTAAAGCTTTTTCAGTTTCTTTAGCTTCCTTACTTTCTTTCCCATAGTTTTTTATAGCATTTTCATGTGCTTTTTCAGCTTTAGAAAGAGAACTTGCTAATTTATCTCTTTCACTTATATTTTTTTGTAGTGTTTCAGTAGCATCGTGAACACTTTTTTTATAAGTTTCTAACTTCTTATTTTGTAAATCTAATTGTTTTTGTAATGAGCTTTGAACCCTATTTACACCTTCGGTAGATTTACCAAATGCTTCTAAACCACTTTGAGCTGCTTTTAATTCACTCTTATTATTTTTAATTTCTGAATTTATACCTTTTAATGTACTGGAATATCCAGAATCATCAAGAATCATTTTTGCGGTTATTCGTTTTTCTGTATCACCCATTTACCCTCCTTTCTCTTTCTATAAGAAAGGTATTTCATCTATGCTAACAACTTTTTCAACATATCCATCATCTGAAACTTGTTGAGATTGCTCTTCATATGTTTTATTGAGTTCTCCGATTAACATAACAATTTCTTTGAATGTACTATCGAAGAACTCTTGTCTTGTGAAATTTAGTTGTGTTTTTGCAATAAAAAAAAGCCTATTTATATCGAATGGCTTTTCATTTAAATCTATTTTTTTTTATTATTTTCTGATTTATTTTCGTCAGTGGTATCAGATGTTTTAACTCCTCTATAATCAAAATATAAATCTGTCGCAAAAGCTACTATTTCATTTACAACTTGGTCTGGAGTTAATTTTTCTTTTAATTCATCTATAGTTAATGGATTTTCATTTTGTTCTTCATCAAGTCTTTTTGATATACAAGAACATACCATAACTTTTAAAGCATTGTTATATAAGTTTTTACCATACATAACCCCGTTTATGACATCTCCAAAATTATCAAATCTTTCATCTATATCAAATATAGTTTTATTTGTCATTTCAAAAGCTAAATTTTCATTGCCTACTTTAAATTTTCTTTTCATTTAACTTCACTCCCTATTATTTTTATTAATGTTCAGAACTAACTTCATCTGTTTTTTCTTCAGCTATAGTAACTTGTTTAAAGAAATTCTTTAAAAACTCTGGAGTTACATTAGGAGAATCACTACATACATTGTATTGCCATAATCCATTTACTAAAGGTCTAAAACTCGCCTCTATTTTCTTAGCTTGAAAGTTCGCTTTACCTTCCTTAGCTTTTAAATCTTCATCTGATAATCCAAATGTTCCAGCATATAATATCCCATATTTATCTATTCCTTGAGCCTTCTCTGCTTTATATAAAATAGCAAGTGTTGGAGCTATATCATTATCATTTTTTATTATTCCACCTGTTTTAGCTAACTTGTGACCCATAACGTAACATTCATCTTCATCTTGTAAATCTGTTACATTTAAAGTTACTTTTACATCTTGTAATGTTTGTTCCTCTAAAACTTTTCTTCCTTCGTGATAATATGGATCACTATTTTGTTTTGGTTTTATTCCTATTTGTTTAACCCCTTCTAAGTATCGAGGAGTATCAAAAGTTATATTTCCATCAGTTTCAGTTTTTAAGTGAGCTACATATAACTTACTTACGTTTACAACTGGTAATATTTTTTGTGGTGCTGACATTCTTCTTCATCCCTTTCTTTTATAAATAAAAAAACTAGCTTAGATTAGCTAGTTGGTAAATCAATATTAAACCTCAAAGGTTTATGTTTTAATCCTGTTTTTTCTTCAAATAAATCTGGACTCCCTGCATTATATTCAAATCCAGCTTTGATAAATTTATTAATTATAATTGTTTCTAAGTTTGTATAATCTCCTAAACTAAAAATATCAATTTGGACTAAGTGATTTAAATAATCTATATTACCCTCACTATATTCACTTCCTCTAGATCTAATAACTTGATATTCTATATATGGAGGTTTAGGATTATTAGCATGAATAAAATATACTTTTTTATCACTTGTTAAATCTAATATATCTTTATCATTTAAAACTTCTTTTAATTTCTTTTTTATAATCGAGGCATCTATTTTTATATTACTTTCCAAAATATCACCCCATTTTTCTAAATATCGTTTGAGCTACCTTTGAAATAGCTTCCTCAGTATTTTCTTCAACACTTCTTTCAAAGTATCCTACATGAGCCTTTTGTTCACTTGTACCATACTCTTGAAATATATCATAGAATGCTTTACTTTTTGCAGTTCCTTCTGTTGCTAAAGCATTTTCTTTAACAGATACTTTAATCTCAGCAAGTTCTCCTGTTGGTCCTTTTGGAGTATCATTTTCTAACCCTTTTCCAATTACTTTTATACCTGACCTTACGGCTTGCCTTTTTATAACTGTATCTAAAGCCATATTTTTTACATACTCCTCAAACTCTTCATATCCTTCAAGTTCTATAGTACTTGACATATTAACACCTCTTTAAAATAAAAATAGAGAGTAAAATTACTCTCTATTTTACAGGAACTTCAAATTCTAATTTCTGTCCATATTGTGTACTTTCAAAGATTATTTTAACTTTATCACTTTTATTTGATAATCCATAATATGCATCTACTGTACAGTTCGCACCTTTTGAAAGTTCTTTTGGCTTTCTTTTTGGAAACATTGAACTTCCATCAGCTGTTGAATTTTTTGAATCTAATACAGTTAATTCTTGTCCATGTATATACAAATCTTTATCTTTTTTATTTAAATTTTCATATGTATATGTAACCTCAATTATTTCTTTTGGATTATTAAAATCTTCTTTGTATTCAAAATCATTAACCTTTTTTACCGAATCAATAGTTAATGAATACATATCTGTACCATTTTCATCCTTAACTATTGCTTTTTCTCCTTGCTTATATACTTTGGCTTCCTCTTTTTTATTAGAGCATCCTACTAAAGCTATAACTGATATAACTGTTAAAGCTAAAATAAATATTTTTTTCATGTCATAACACCTCCAAGCTACATTATAACTTAAAAGGAATTATTTGGAAATCTAACAATTTATTTTAACTTTAATATCTACAAATTCATGCCTATTTTCAAAGTCTAAAGCATCTAAAATATCATAATAAAAACCTTTATATTCTATTCTAAATATTTTACTTGCTCCTGGCTCTAGTAACTCTTTTACCTTATTACAGTATCTAACTGTAAATGTAACTATATTTTCACTATTATTTGCTTTAGCTGCTATATATTCTTTTCCAGATACTCTTTTATAGCCACTCCAACATTTATAATGTTCTTTCCAAACTTCTTCATCAAATCCATTTTCATTAGTTTCATTTGAATCTGATAATTTTTCTATTTTTATTCTTTCTGTTAATCTACATTCAGCCATTTAATCACCATACTTTAACTGAGTTATAATAGTTTGTAGTGAAAATCTCACTCTTTTTTGCCTTTTTTCTTCTTCCATTAATCCTTTATCTTTGTACCATTCATTGACTAATATTTTACAATATCTTTTAGCTCTTTTATTTTCACTAGTAAATTCTTTTCCAGTAGCATCTTTAAGATATTCCTCAGCTGCTTCTATACAGTCTTGAATTTCTTCATCATCATCGTCAAAATCTACTTTTAAGAACTTTTTAGCTTCTTCTAAAGTTAGAATCATTTAATCCCTCATTTCTTAAAAAATAGCTAAAAAAACGACCTATTTAAATCGATTCTAAGGTGTTTCAAAAACTTTAATAGACTAATAATACCTTGTAATTTCAACGTATTATTAGTCTAAAATATATTTTTTACTTATTTAGATTTTCCTGGCGTTATAGTTATAACTCCTTTTACTATAGCTTCTGAATCTACGTCTTTTATATCTAATCTTTCTCTTACTTTTATTCCTGCTAAATCTTTATTCCAATAAGAATCTCCTTGAGTGTTCATTTCTACAGAAAGAGTTTCTCTATCAAATAAAGTTATAGCTTCTTTAAAATCTCCACAATATATAGGAGCTTTATTTTCAGTTGTTTTTAATGTTTTATTAGAAAGCTTTATAATTGGATAAGTTTCAAATAATAACTTTCCTGTTGATTTAGTTGGGTCTGGTTGAAGTATATATTTTCCATCAGTATCTTTTAATTTATCAAGATAATTATAACCATCTTGATTAGTTACAACTTTGGCAGTTAACGCTATAGCTGGATCAAGCGATACATTAAATATATCTTTTAAATCATCTAAAGTAGCAACATCTTTTTCTTTTCCCTTTGTTATTTCATCAGCTTTCTTTAATATTAAAAAGTTTCTTGTAACTTTAGCTTTTTTAGAAATCCATTTTTTTAAATATGCTTGTATATTTTCAGCTGAGTCCTGAATTAACTCTCTAGTTACTTTTAACGTTCCACCTTTTTTCTTAACTTTATAGTCTATATTTTTAAATTTAGGTGTTTCTACATCTGGGAAATCTGCTGCTTCATCTATATTGTCAAATGGAGTTTCTTCTGAGTTTACTTCTATAACTCTAGATCCACTTAAAGTTGTAACCTTCTCAACGTTTACTAGTTTTTCTAATGAATCTTCGCTTCTTCTAAGTTCTTTTATCTCTGTTCTCATATCTTTAGGAACAGTTAATCCTCCATCAGCAGGACTTCCTTCGCTCATTTGATTTAATATAGTTTTATCTTCATCACTTATATTGCTTTCTGTTAATCTGGCCTTTATAGCATTTACAAAAGCATTTGATTCTTTTTTAGAATTTGATATTTCTGTTTTTTTAGCTTTATTTTTTATATTTTCTTTAGCAGCCTCATCTGCTTCAGCTTCTAAATCATAAAGAACATCAAACTTATCACTTAAATTTTTTAATTCCTCTTTAGCTGCTTTAGCTTCATCTATTTTATTTTCATTAACTAAATTCTTTACTAATTCTTTTTGAGCTTTTATCTTATTCATTAATTCTAATAATTCTTTTGACATTTTTATTCCTCACTTTTCTATATATTTTTGGATTTTGGCAATAAAAAAAGATTTAGTATAAATCTAAATCATTTAATAAATTTTCCTTTTCTTTTTCAATTGTATTTTCTACTTTTTTATCATCTTCTTTTTTATTCTGTAATTTTGAAACTACTCTATTTACAATTTCATCTATATCTATTTCTTTATTTTCATTATCTTTAACTTTATTTTTAAATAAATCTTTTGGCATATTTTTATATTTATCAAAAAAGTTAGATGAACATGCAACTGCTTCAAATTCTTCTTCTACATCAATGTTAAAGTATTCTGCAGCTTTTTCACCAGTAAACCATGTTTCTTGATTCATAAGCTCTGAAATTTCTTCTCTTGTTACTCCTTCTTTTGCATGGTCCATATATATATTTAATATACTTTCCTTACAACTTTCTAAAGCTCCCACAATCTCATTTAAATCTTTAGCATTATATCCTCCAAATAAAAATGTTAAAGGGTTATGAATCATAAAGTTAGCATATTTAGGTATTATAACTTTATCTCCTGCAAGTGCTATTACACTAGCTATACTTGCTGCTAATCCATCAACATGAACAGTCTTTTTACCTTTATGTCTTTTTAACATACTATAAATTGCTATTCCACCAAATACAGATCCACCGCCAGAGTTTATATATATATCAACATTTTGTGAATTCTCTAGTTCTTTCAGGAAGTCACTTACATCTTGAGGGCATTTATCTTCATCTGCCCACCAACTACTCCAACTATCTGAAACTATATCTCCATAGAAATAAAGTTCTGCTTTTTCTTCTGTTTGATTTTTTATTTCTATCTTACCAACATTTTTTAATTCTCCAGTTTTGGTATCTTTATTTTGTAAATTTAATACTTTACTCACTGTTTTCGCCTCCTTTCGAATATTGCTTTCCTACTTTTGTTATAGGTATGTAGTTACCATTACAAACTAATACATCTCCACCTTCTTTTGCTGGCATATCTAAAATTGCTCTAGCATCATTTGGAGTATATATAGCATTATTTACAAAGGATGTTAAACACTCTGCCTGTGTCTTTGCATCTGTTCGTAAAATAGCTTTTTCATTGAATTTATAATATTTATTTTCATTTTTCTCTTCATCACTTAATAATTTGTAGCAAATTTCCTCTTCATATTGTTTTAATATAAATTGCTCTGTATCTACATAAAAACTAAGTTGTTGCATTTCTCCACTTGAATAACTAGATTTTTCATAGTTATTTATTTGGTTTGGCTTTATTCCAAATGCTCCTGCTATTTGAAGTGATGAAAATTTCTTTAATTCATAAAATTGGCTATCTGTTAGCTTTATATTTAAAGGTGTTATTTTCATACCTAATGGTATAGGAATTATTTTACCTGCATTATCTGAACCATTAGCAAACCTTGAAATACCTTCTATTAATTTATCTTCTTTTGACTTATCTAAATCACCTGTATATTCTAGTGTAGCCTTTGCAGTAAGTCCTGTTTTATAAAGGTTATTAATAAAGTTTTGACTTTCAACTCCACCCTCAAGTGTATATTTTAAAATTTTGCTAACTGGCTCACCTAATATACCATCAAATGTAAATGAGGTTTTAAAGTGTAGTACTTCTTCATTTTTAAATACAAATTGTTCTCCAGTATATTTATCTGTATATACATACCAAATTGCATCTTTAATACCTAATATACCTGCATCATCTATAGTAACTTGTACATCACTACTTGGCATAATCCATAAATCTTTTATTTCATATGTAGCTCCATATTTTTCACGCTTAAACTCTTTTCTTATATAAACATAGGCATTTCCAAAGTGATTTCTATTATTTTCTACAGTTGCCCAAAATATCGAGGGTGTCATATAAGGGTTAGGTCTAACCTTTAATAAATTATATGCTTTATTTGGTGCTGCTCTTATTACACCTTTTTCCGTTTCTTGATACATTTTAATGGGCATTTTACCTAATGTCTCAGATAACATTTTTAAGCAAGTAAAATAAGTAACTTCACTTAAAATACTTTTATTTCTAGTTGTTATACCTAGCCACTCTAGTAATTTTTCATTTTTCATATCAACAGTTTGCGGTTTAGGTAATATCAAATTCTTTAAATTTTTTATAAGGTTCATTTTTGCACCTCCCTTCTAATTCCATCCCATGATGTCAAAGTATCTATCAACTGTTTCATTAATATCAGACAATCTTTCTTCTTTAAATGCTAGTTTATATGCATCTATAACGGAGTCTACTGGATCTATTCTTTTGTTTCTCTTATCTTTATCTATCTTAATTTCTCCACTTGAATTAGAAACTGTTTTAGCATTTACAACTGACCAAGAAAGTAATTCATTTTCTTTGTTGTATTCAACATTTCCAGCCTCTACTTCTAATCTAAAATCTTCTGTAGCATCATTTAGCCATTTAGGTGATTGATATATTTCTATACAATCGCATCCTAATTCTTCTAAATCACTTAAAAATGTATCTGCATTATGTGGATCGTAGCCTAACTGCTCAATTTTCAAATCATATTCTTCAATTAAAGACTTTAAATATGCAATTATATATTTATAATCTGTTTTTATTCCTCCAAGAGTTTCTGTAACTGTCAATAATTTAGCTTTTATCCAAACATCATAAGGTACATTATCACTTTTTATATGTTCCTTAACTCTATTTTTAGGAATAAATGAGTGTGAATGTATAAAATACTTTTTAACTCCTTCAACGTAATATACAAATATTAAAGCTAATGAAGTTAAGTCTCCTCCAGAACTTAAGTCTAGTCCTACATAACATTTTTGTCCTCTAAAATCTTCTAATGTCTTTTTAGATTCACAAGCTTTAAATTTTTCTGGCCCGATGTATTGGTCATCTGAAAACTCATACCATATATTTAAAGATTTAGTTAGGAAGTTTCTTAGATCTTCTCCACCTTTTTGCATTGCTTCTTTTGCAAATCTCTTTAAATTTTCTAATCCTTTAGGTAACTTTGTAACTAATGGATTAGCCTTACACCAGTTTTCTGGATTCCAAATATCATCATCTTCATCCATTTGTGCTATGTATATAAAGTATTCATCATTGCTTACTATTCCTTCTAAAACACTTTTGCAGTATTCCCATTCTTTATAACATGGTCCATTTAAATTAAATCCTGCGGTAGTTATAATACTAATTAAAGATTCAGCTTGGTTAACAGAACCATCTTCAAGGAGTTTAACCATTTGATTAGTTCTATGGCTGTGAAATTCATCAATAATACCGCCATGAGGGTCAAAACCGTCTATAGTTCCTGTATCTCTTCCTAGTGCCATTATTTTACCGCCACTATATAGAGATTCTATAATTGCATCATGGTCTTTTATCTTAAATAATTCTTTTAAATCTGATTCTGCATTTATAAATTTACTAGCTTGCTCCCAAACTATTCTCGCTTGTTTCATTTTTGTAGCAGTACAATAAACTTGAGCGTTTGGATAGTTATCAAAGGCTGCTAATTTAATAGATAATCCACTATTTAAAAGTGATTTTGCATTCTTTCTAGCAAGTTGTACATAACTTTTTCTAAATCTTCTATATCCAGTTTCTTTTGAAACCCAACCAAACAAGGATCCTATTATAAAATCTTGAAATCCAAATAACTCAACCTCTTGCCCAGCTATTTCTCCATCTGTAAACCTTAGACTTTCAAAGAATTCTATTGATTCTAATGCTAAATCTTCATCAAATTCATAAATATAAGGTGCTAATTTTGACTTTTCTAAATCCTCTAGGTGTCTTTTACAGGCTAAAATAACATTTTTACCAGCTATTTCTCTTCCTTCAACTACATCTAAAGCATATTTAGTAACCCTGTCTATATTCACATACAACCACCCCCTTATTTCATAAATTTAGAAAATTTATTTGGAGGTTTATCTTCTTTTTGAGTAGGGATAACTAATTTGCATCTATTCCCAGGTGTAATACCAAATCTTACTTCTAAAATATTTATTTCTTTACTTATATTACTTAGCTTTTTTAAATAATCATCATATTTTTTATTATCTGGACCTGTTTTAGAAAGCTTTTTAGCAATTCTAGCAAATTCATTTTTGTAGTAAGTATATCTTCCTACTGCATCCGAGTCTGTATTATCTAAAATTTCAAATCTATTCATTTCTTGTACAAACTTATTAAATTCATCAATTAAACTTTCATTAAGAAAAACAGGAGCTTTAACATTATCTGAATTAACTTTTAATTCTTGAGATTTTCTTTCTTCTATTTCAGCTTTTGTTAAATGTTTTTTGCCTTTAGCTTGAAGTAGAGAAACAGGTTGCCTAGGTCTAGCCATATTATCACCTCCTTATTTTTTGTTTAATTTTTACAAAATTTAAAATAGCTATAATTTAGATAAATTCTAAATCATAGCTATCTCTGCCCTATCCAAAAAAATTTTATTTAGGGAGTTTCCGCGGAAAAAAACTGCAACCGTGGACTTACGTCAAAAGCCAAAAACTTTTTGACTACCCCCCTACCCTTTAATAATTTTCTTTTATCAATCCTTTTAGTTCATTTTGCATCTTAATTTTAGATGTTTCTCCTTTATCGTACATTCTATGTACCTTCTTATGACACCTATCTCATAGACATATAAGGTTATTCATATTTAATCTCTTGCTCCAGCAATCTTTTAAAGTCTCTATATGATGTACTACATCACTTAAGTTATCATCACATAGTTTACACATTCCATAATCTCTTTGCCTTACAGAATCTCTAGTAAACTTCCATTCTTTACTACAATAAAATTTCTGTTCTTTGAAATCTACTCTTCGATTTCTATAATCCTTATATACTTTCTGTTGTCTATTATTAAATTTAGCTTCACAGTCAGAACACATAGAAATTTCTTGGGGAATAATTTTACCACATCTACAAAACTTCTTTAACATATCTAATTCCTTTTTTATCAATTTTCAATTTAAACAATACTTTGTTTCATATCATCATCTAAATCATTTACTCCTACAAAATAAAAAAGAACTCTTTCAAAGAGTTCTTCTTTTTATACTATTTTTTGATTGGTTCATTGAAAGAAGGTGGGTTAATATCCATCTTTGTATTATGATTGTTAGGTCCCGGACTAGATAAGTCAAAGTATAGTTTAGAGTCTTCAGTAACTCCAAAGTCTCTATTTGAACCTGTATCTTTAACCTTATTTAATGCATCTCTAAACAAAGCATTGTGAGCTTCTTCTCTGTTAAGTAAGAAGTCTATTGTTTCTCTTACATATTTATCGTCAATTTGTCTATATAAGTATTCATATACAACTTTTGCTCTTTGTTCTGATGCTATGTTTGATAATAGATCTGCAACTAAATCGCCTGTTACAGTAACATAATCAGCAGTCCAAGGTGCTCCTGAAGAATTTATTAAAAATGGTGATAATCCACTTAGTACATGAGTTTCTATTTCTCCAGAATCAACTGCTTGGTAGTCAACATCATGTCCATTTAATAAATTTATTGTTTGAGCAACCATTTCCATATGGCTAAGTTCTTCCGCTGCTATATCAAGAAATAAATCTTTTATCTCTTTATCTTTTATTCTAAAGCTTTGAGATAAATATTGCATTGCTGCTTTTAGCTCTCCATTTGCTCCTCCTAATTGTTCTTGCATTAAAACTGCATATTGAGGGTTTGGTCTTTCTACTTTTACTTCTCTAAACAATTTTTTATCGTGTTTAAACATCAACTATACCTCCAAAATTATAATTAGTAATTATAATTTCCCTTAAGCTTTAGTAATATACAAATTTTTCTATAATTTATTAGATATTCAAATTATTTATAAACTCTACCTTATGAACGTAACATATCTAATAGTGTGTTATATTCATTTTATCAACTTATATACCCACTGTAGACTTAGTATTTCCAATGATTTCAATCTTTATTTTTTCCAAGTAAAATAAACCAATATAACATTCTCTTTTTATGTTATATTCTAGATAAAATTAAATTAAAAATATCTAAAGCTAGTATAAGCTTTATTCATTCTGTCTTGGTCTATACCTATATAATGTAAGGTTACAGCTGGAGATGAATGGTTAAATATCTTCTGAAGTAATGCTATATCTTTAGTTTGTTTATAGTAATGGTATCCCCATGTTTTTCTCATACTATGGGTTCCTAAACAAGTAACATCAAATAATTCTCCCAACTCTTTTAAAATCACATATGCTCTTTCTCTAGATATAGGTCTATTGTAGTTTTTACGTGATTTAATTAAAAAATCATCAGGGTCCTTATCCTCTACATAATCTTTAATTGCTCTTTTCAGTATTGGATTTATCTCTATGAATTTTTGTTTCCCTGTTTTCTTTTCTCTTAAGACTATTTGCCTTTTATCTTTTACATCATATATTCTAAACTTTAATATATCTGATACTCTAAGACCTGTATATATACCCATCATAAATAGAAGGTAGTCTCTTTCATTTGTCTTTTTTAAATAGGAGCACATATTTTCTAATGTATCTAAATTTCTAATAGGTTCTACATAGTTCATATCTCACCACCTCAAATCTCATTTGAATACAAACCTATAAAAAAAGTGGACCATAATTGTCCACTTTAAATTCATATACTTTTAATATGAATACACTATTTAATTTTATCTAGCTTATCAAAAAATATTGAAATTTCTCCACAATTTAGGCATACTGAAGCCTTTATCTTTCCTTTAGTTGATGAAAAAAACCCACTTCCTTTTCCTAATACTACCGATGCTTGAGCTGTAAAATTTTCAGTTTTCAACATGTAGTCTTCAATCATAATTTCATTGCATCTTAAACACTTCCTCATAATATCTACCCCACTTAAATATTAATAATATATTACTATTGTTCAATAGTTTATATTTAAATTATACATAATTTATAGTATATCCACACTCATTTAAATAAAGTAAATATAAAATAAAAAAGCCAGGTGAGAAAGTCCTGACTTTTGTGAACGTAATAAGTTGTTGTTAATAAATCTAATAAATGTAACTAGTTTATACTCCATACCGCTACAGAGTGCTCTTAAGAGCCGTAAAGTTATATTGGTGAGGGTTAAAAGGAGTCGAACCTCTTATCTTCTAAATAAATAGCTATTTTACCATTAAACTATATCCTCACGTTGCTAGGGTAAATTTATACCCTAGCCATTATATAAAGAGGGGGTTATTAGGAAATAAGCAATTGAGTTATCTTAAATTTCCTATAATACTATATTACCACCTCTGAATGTATAAAAAATCTTTACTTTGTCGCTAAAATGTAGCCAAAGTGTTGGCTTTGCTATTATTTTCATTAAATAATGGTAGTTCTTCATAGTTTGGATACAACATACCCATAATTTTATAAACTAATCGCTCTCTTACTGTGTAGCAATGACTGCGATCCATGTGTAGCTTAAGGCTTATATATTTCATATTATTTTTATTTTTGCTATTATAAAATAATTCAAAGAAATTAGTTTCATTAATATCTAAGCAACTTAATGAGTTTTCTATTTTCGCTTTTTCTATTTCTTTTTCTAATTTACTTTGCATCAATTTATCTATTTTCTTCTCTTTATCTATAACCTCTTTTTCAACAATTCTAGAAATATTATAAGTTTCACTTGTTCTTTCATCATAATTTATAGCTCCACAACCTCTATATCTCATTTTCTCTTTCTTTATATCTAATTCTATATTATTTATTTGAGCTTCTAGAAACTTATAATTATGCAATCTTAATTCTACTTTTTTAAATAATTCTTTTTTCTCCATAGGCAGTCACTTCCCGTTTTTCTTTTAATCAATAATATCTTTCATTTCCTCTAGACATTTTTCACATATAAAAATGTTTTTGATGTTTTTTAAATTCTCTTTTGATCCACATAAAATACACGAATTATTATGTTTTTTAAGCTTAATAGTTCCATTTTCACATAATATTTCAACCGGATCATTTTCATTTATATTTAACATTTTTCTAAATTCCTTTGGTATTACGATTCTTCCTAGTGAATCGATATTTCTTACAATGCCTTTATTATTTTTGCCATTCATACTATCACTCCTAACATATTTCTAACAATTTCTATCAATAAAACTACCTATATAAATATATTTATCATATAAGGTAACCCTTGTATATCTATATGATTAATTATTATATACCCTTATTCTTAATTTTTACTTAATTAAAATAAATTTTATATAAACTTTCATAATAAATTTAAATTTTATATTTAAATTTACTGAGTTTTTGAATATTTTTTAATAAATAGACAAATAATAAAATTGACATTTGAAGATATCAATAGATTTTACCCTTTAACAGTTTAAATGCAGTTTATTTAGACTATTTTCAAAATTTAACTCTCAATATCCAATTCCCAAAAGGACTAGTTAAAGCTAGTCCTTTTTAACTCTAAATAAAAAATGTTCTCAACTTATACCTATACTAGCAAATAGTTTAAAACAAATTAAAATTATAATAGCTATAACTATAGCAATTAATATAAATAGTTTGTCTCTATTTTTCATATTTTCCACCACCTATAACTTATCTTTCTTTTAATCCATAAATTTATTCCTCCTTATTTCCACCTCTGATCCCCCAAGCACTCATTATTTTATCTGCACTTTCTGGAAACCTTAGCTTTCCATTAATCTCTTTACCACATATACATTGTGCCAGTGCCATATAATTTGGATATGTTTTGTAGTCACTTGCTTTAAAGAATGTTTCTTTTACACTGGGTATACTAAGTTCTATTTCAACATACTTTAACTCTGTTGATTTACTCATTTTTATCACCCCTTATTTTATACTCAAGTTTATATCTCTTTCTAAAAAGTCTTTTAGCTTCTATTGCTTGATTTAAATTACCTCTGCTAGCATTTAAATAATCACATGCTTTATTAACACTATCAAACTCTATAGTCTCATTTTTTAATTTGTCTATAACTATCAACGGCTTTCTTTCAACTTCTCTTATAGTTTCTAAAGCTTTTATCCTATATCTCTTTCTAAACAATCTATTGTGCTTTATATAAGTTGTTATATCTGCTCTTCTCATATCTAGAAATTTACAACAATCCTCTAATCCATCAAACTCCTTTTCTTTCCCTTCTACTTCATCTACTACCTTAACTTTATAATTATAATTCTGTTTAGGTTTAATCTTTCTATAATATCCTCCTTTATCATCTTTAGGATCATCAAGTACTATATGTTTAATAGCTTTTCCTATACTTAAACTTGGATTTAATATGAAAGCTAATAAAGCAAGATAGTTATCTGTAAAATCAAAATCACAAGAATTAGAATATTTCACTCTAATCACCCCTATTTAATTTTTTGTTTTATATTTAAATCTATAAATAATAATCTAATTTCTTTCTTATTATTTAAAATATGACATATTCTTAGTAATCCATTTTTTATTTTAGATAAATTTTTATTACATATTCTGAATTTATAGTTTTCCTCTACACATAATAGTTGTATAAAGGAGGTGAATATATGTTTATAAAGAAATTAAGCATTGTATTTTCAATTTTATTAATTATATTTACAATAAATGTAAATACAACCTATGCATTTAATTCTATGGCTCCACAACCAATTCACAACGAATATATTAAAGAATTAGAAATAGTAGATAATTATATGTATTTATTGGTACAATCTGTTGCTACAAAAAACATTGATCCTACTAAAGTCAATAAAGATATTAAATTTATAGAAACATTAATCAATAGTTTAAATAATAAAACTTCAAAGCTTTCTAAAAAAGATGATGATGTTATTCTAGCTATGCAGGCCATATTAAACTATTACAAAATTTCTATAATAAATATCAAATATTATCTAAATAATAATGATTGTGATAGATTAATAGATTCTATAACTTCTTTTTCTGTAGCTTATAACTCTTCATCAACCTTAAGAGTAATTATAGGAAAAGCGAAACAATAAGTTCTCGCTTTTCTTATATAAATTAGAAAACTATCTCTACTAGGTATTTTTTATCCTAATCTTAAAGATAAACTTACCAAACTCTATATTCTCTTTTGAATACCTCTAAAGCTTCTAACCATGCTTCTTGTTCTGTTATACCTCTATCTTTGGCAATCTGCTTTGCTATGTCTCTAAGAATCTTAGCTTCTTCTATTATTCCCATAGTTTATATCACTCCTAATTTCCTTTTTTGAACTTAACTTATCTTTGCATATTTTATGTATATACTTCCAATATCCCTCGCTGCCTTTTGGTGATTTAATTGTTCCATCTTCAACAGATATATCTACTGCTAAAACTATACTTTTTAGTTCACTATCAGATAATTTATACATACCTTTTATACTATTTAAATCTGTGGATAAATTTACACTAGTTACTCTATCAATAGATATAGTATTAGGATATGGTAATAGGGTCTTTTGTTCGGGATTTAAATCCGTACCGTAAGGATTTATATCCGTACCCTCGGGATTTATTTCCGATAGCTTCGGATTTAAATCCGATGTCCTATAGTTAGTATCTATTAATAATTTATAGTTTCTACCTAGAGCATAATAAGAATACGTCCCTCCTATTTTTACTGTTTTATGTTTTAATATTCCTATTTTGCACATCTTCTTTAGTCTTCTATAGACTGTATCTTTTTTCATCTTCGTAATAGGTATATCCTCTGTTACCCCATCATACTTAATCCAATAGTACTTATCATCTGAAATGATCTTTGATATCATTCTTTCACTATCTTTAAATTTTACAAACCATTTTAATATCAATAGATCTCTATCATCTAATTCAAGTTCTATTGCTTTTTCTTGGCTAAATCCATGTATGCTATACTCCAAGAAACTCACCCCCACTTTATTTAAATCTATTAATTTATAAGTTTTTACTTGTAGTTATCTTTATCTACGTATATAATTAAATTGGAATTTTTTATTGGGTCCTTCTGGACTCTTTTTTTTATTTTCATTAAATTAATGTTTTGAAATACTGTATTTAACAATGTTACTTGTCCTCTTTTTGCTTACTATAAGCTTTTAATTCATCAAATTTATTATCTAGTTCTTGTCCTAAATAACTATATTTTTTCATAAAACTTTGAAGTATTTTTATACTCATTTAACTCACTCCTTGTACAAATTTTCATTGCCAAAGAGCCTAAGCTCCTTGTTTATCGTTATATTCTTTAATCGCTATTTCTTTAGCTTCTTCATAACTCAAACCAGTTTCTTCTAACTCCTTTGTTCTAATCCATATTGGGTAAGCTATACTCAATGCTTCATCCCCATATTTTTCTCTTTGTCTATCAAGTATCCATTTAGCTTTTCTTCTTTCTATTTCCTCAATCCAATATGGATCTTCTGGGTAAACTACCTCAACTTTTATTTCTCTGCTTTTTCTTGGTGCCATTGCAACCACCCCCACTAAATTTTATGTTTATTAAAAATTGTCCTATGCAATTTATCTTGATTTATTAACTTCCAAATCTACTTTTACAGTAAATTTTGATTTTTCAAGTTCTTCTCTTTGTTCTGCTATTACAATTGTTTTAATATAATTTCTCAATCTTAAAACCTCTAATTCTTCTTCTTTTTGCTTTAAAAGGATCTCTTTGCTTTCTAGAGTTTTATTTAATATCTTTACTGCTTTTTCTAAGATTACTTTTTCATCGTCTTCGGTGGATATTGGAATATATCCACCAGTAAGTCGTATCTGTTTTAATATTTTCTTAATTTCCTTTTTTAGCTTCTTAGCTATAGGCTTTCTACTTTGCATTAAAACTTCATAAAGTCCATCTTCTGTTAAAAACCACATTTCTCTTGCTTGTCCTGAGGTGCTTACTAAGCACTTTAGCTTTTCATTTCCATCTACTAATTCAATCATTCTTGCAACTTGATTATGCTCTATCCATTCAGCTACATCCTTTGCTAAAAATAATGGATTTTCTAAAGTTCCAAATGTCGTTATTTCTTTTCCAAGAATTTTTCTACTATCCAATATCTCGAAGCTATCCATTTCAATCCTCCTTTATAACTTAAGAACATTTTGTTCTTTTAATTTTCAAAAAAAATTTCATCAATTGTAGAATTCAATACTACAGCTATTCTTTTTGCTAAAAATATACCTGGATTTTTTTTACCTCTTTCTATCATAGATATATAATCTTTTGTAACTCCCACCTGTTCTGCGAGCTCTGATTGCGTCAAATTTTTATCTTTTCTATAAATCTTTAAATTACTTTTATACATGTCTCACCTCTTTTAAGAACTTTTTGTTCTCTTTATATTTTATATAATATAGAACTTTTTGTTCTTAGTCAAGTGTTTTAGAATTTTTTGTTCCTTTTGTTTTTATATTTGTAACAATATGCTATATTTAACTTATTAAATAGAACAATTTGTTTGTTTTTTATGGAGGTAGAATAATATGTTCGGAGAAAGATTAAAATCATTACGAAAATCACTAAATCTTACACAAAAAGAACTTGGAGAAAAATTAAATGTATCTGGAAGGGTAGTAGGCTACTATGAATCCAATGATCGTTTCCCTGATAAAGATACTTTAACAAAAATAGCAGATTTTTTTGAAGTATCTGTAGACTATTTGCTTGGAAGAACAAATAGTAAAAATAACACTAATATAGATTCGTTAAAAATAGATGAAAATGAAAAGGATGTAGAAGAATTATTAGAAGAAACTATGTCTCAAATATTGGATCAAAAAGGTCTTATGCTTAATGGACAAATAGTTGATGATAATGATCTTGTTCTTTTAAGAAATGCAATTAGAAATGGAATTGAATTAGCTAAAACTATGCAAAAGTCTAAGAAATAGGGGGTGTTAAATTTGAGTAGTATTAAAAATACAGTAAATAATTTAGTAACTAAGTTTAAAACAAGAAATCCATTTGAATTATGTGACTACTTAAACATCCCTATTCTTCATGGGCCTTTAGGCAATATTAAAGGCTTCTTTCAAAATACACTTAATACTCCTATAATTCATTTAAATTCTAATTTAGATGAACATGAGATTAAGTGTGTTATTTCTCATGAGCTTGGTCATGCAATTTTACATAAAGATCTTAATGTTTGCTTTTTAAAACATTATACATTTTCAGTTACAGATAGATATGAAAATGAAGCAAATAAATTCACAGCAGAGTTATTGATAGATGATAATATGCTTATCGATATTATGGAGGTAAATAATCTAATTACAATTGATGAACTAAGTAAATACTTCGGTGTTCCTAAGGAGTTTATTTCTTATAAGTTTACCCACTTAAATTTTAATTAATAACCTACCATATGTTTACTATATTGTTGTACTATATAAGAAGGGGGAATCTTATGATTGCAGCAATTTATTCAAGAAAGTCAAAATTTACTGGAAAAGGTGAATCTATAGAAAACCAAATACAACTTTGCATGGACTATGCCAAAAACCTAGGAATAAATGAATTTTTAGTATATGAAGATGAAGGTTTCTCTGGTAAATCTATGGATAGACCAAAGTTTAAAGAAATGCTTAAAGATGCTAAAGATAAAAAATTTGATTATTTAATATGTTATAGATTAGATAGAATATCCCGTAATGTTTCTGACTTCTCTACTCTTATAGAAGATCTAAATAAGCTTAATATATCTTTTGTATCAATTAAAGAACAATTTGATACTAGTACTCCTATGGGACGTGCTATGATGTATATATCATCTGTATTCGCTCAGTTAGAACGAGAAACTATAGCTGAGCGTGTTAGAGATAATATGTATGAGTTAGCTAGAACAGGAAGATGGCTAGGAGGTATGCCTCCATATGGTTTTATTAGTACTCAAATTAACTACTATGATGAAAATATGAACCAAAGAAAAATGTATAAACTTAAAGTTGATGAAGACACAATAGAAATTGTTAAATTGATATTTGATAAATATTTAGAGCTTAGATCACTTTCAAAGCTTTATAAATATATGTATGAGAATGGAATTAAAGGAACTCGTGGAGGTAATCTTGATCCTAGTGCCTTATCTTTAATTCTAAAAAATCCAGCATATGTTAAAGCTGATAAAAGTGTAGTTGATTACCTAAGAAAGTCTAATATAGATGTTATGGGAGATATAGACAATATCCATGGTATCCTAACTTATGCTAAAAATACAGATAGTCCTATAGCTGCTGTTGCTAAACATAAAGGTGTTATAGACTCGGATAAATGGATTGAAGCACAAAGGCTACTTAATGCAAATAAGGCTAAAGCTCCTAGAGCTGGAACTGGAAGTAAAGCATTATTATCAGGTCTTTTAAAATGTTCTAAGTGTGGCTCTAATATGAGAATTACTTATAAAAACTCTAAAAGCGGAACTATCTATTATTACATATGTGGAACAAAGAAATCTTTAGGAGTATCAGCTTGTGATTGTGGAAATATCAGATCTGATAAGGCTGAATCTAAAGTTATAGATGAATTAAAAAATAAAAGTATTAAATCTATAATGTCAAGTTATAAAGATAGCAAGTTAGAAAACTCTAAGAATAGTAAAAATATAAAAACTGAGATAAACTCAATAAATAATCAAATTAAAGAAAAAGAAACATACATTGATAATTTAGTTATGCAATTAGCCAAGGTTACCGAAAGCTCTGCATCTACTTTTATAATCAATAAATTAGAATCTTTAAATAATGACTTATCTAATTTAAAATCACAATTAGAATCTTTAAATACTATGTCTATGGAAAATAAGCAAGTTGATATTAATATAAATATGCTTATAGATAATTTAAATAAATTCAATAAAGAAATTGATACCTCTGATATCAATAAGAAGAGACTGTTACTATCTACAGTGGTAGATTACATGACATGGGACTCTGATACAGACACAATAAAGGTAAACCTAATAGGTATCAATCCAAGCAATACTATAGCTTCAGGTAAATAGGAACTTTAATACATTTATCTGAAGCTATTTCTATGTCAGATAAGGTTGCTGTTTTATCCAAACGCCCTGCATCTATAAAAAGTATCTATAATATAGATTTAAAAATATCAGAAACTAGAACTCCTATAATATCAAGAAGTGCTGAAAATTTTAAGGACTATTTTAATATTTTGTGGAAGGAGATTGATTCTAGTGAAACAAAATAATGTATCACAAGGTCATAAACAATATTTAAAATCGCTAAAAAAAGAAAAGAATCTAATCTTTTTTTATCAAATATTTCTATTAGTTGGATTTATAGCTCTTTGGGAGTTACTTGCTAGACTTAATATAATAGATGTATTTCTATTTAGCAAACCTAGCGACATTTACAATCTTTTTGTAAAATATATTCAAAATGGAGAACTATTTAAGCATATATTAATATCTAGCTATGAGACAATAGTTGGCTTAGCAGTTGGTACAATTCTTGGAATATTAGTAGCTATAATGCTTTGGTGGTCAGAAAGATTGTCTAAAGTACTTGATCCATTTTTAGTTGTACTAAATGCACTTCCTAAAACAGCATTAGCACCTATTTTAATAGTTTGGGCTGGAGCTGGTGTAAATGGAATAATAGTTATAGCTATTACTATATCTGTTGTTGTTACTATATTATCCGCCTATAATTATTTTATAAGTGTTGATGAGGAAAAAGTCAAAATGCTTAAAAGTTTTGGAGCATCAAAACTTCAAATTCTTACAAAATTAATATTTCCTTCTAACATAGGAAATTTAATAAATTTAACTAAAATTAATATAGGCATGGCTTGGGTTGGCGTAATAGTAGGTGAATTTTTAGTGTCTAGATATGGACTTGGATACTTAATAGTTTATGGTGGCCAAGTTTTTAAATTAGATTTAGTGATGATGGGAGTAATAGTATTAGCCCTTTGTGCATTAATTATGTATCAAATTTTAAATATAGCAGAAAAAATTTATAAAAGTAAAAGGTAATATATAGTAATAAGAAAAAAATGAGTTCAAATCGGTTTATTGTAAACAGATTTGAACTCATTTTTTTCTTATTATATTATATATTACAATATCCTATTATTTCATAATCTGTTGGTACATCATAATTTCCATTACCGTTTTCTAGAGTCCATTTTAAATTAAACATAGTTGTATCAATTATTAATGAAAAATATAGCATAACTATCCCTACATCAACTTTACCTTCATACTCACTTGCAAATTCATCTTTTCTTATTGCAAGAATCACTTTGCCTCCATCAATTATAAATCTCCAAGGTTGTCTATTTAATGTAGATGGTGCCATTCTAGCAAAACTAAATGCATCTAATAGTCCTCTTTCTTCTAATAGTTCTATGGTTGCATTTTCTCCCCATTTATCTAGATAAACTATCTTTTCTACACCTAATCTAGATGAATCACTAGTAGCTGACTTAGTTTTTATAGTATCTCCATAACCTAGTGCAATAATTGCTGTAACTTCCTTATCTGATAAAATTTCAAGCTTTTCTTTTATAAGTGAACTTTCTTTAAAGGTAACCCAACATGAGTCGATTCCTAAGTCCATGGCCTTTAGAGTTAGGTTTTCTCCTATATACCCTGAATTTTCTATATATCCTTTACCTATATCAGATAAAATGATTACATAATTTGGCGCTTCTATCATATGTCCATTATATCCTGCTATTTTATCAAGTTTTGGATAAACTTTATCTTTATTAAAAACTTTAATTTCAGTACTTATTTCTGGTACAAGTTTTTTAGACATATTTATATATTCTTCTATTATTCTGAAATCTGATTTTTTTATTTCTTGATTTTTAAATTTTCTTACTGACCTTTTATTAGATATAAGATATTTGTAATTCATAATTTCCCCTCCCTAGAGTTATATTAAATTTTATTTTATATTTTTTTATACCCAGAACCAACGCAAAGCAAACATTTTCCTGATAAATATAGTATTTTTACAAATATCTAAAATAGTTTTATCACCAATCAATTTATTTTTTAATAATATACATTATCTTTAATTTTAAGGGGTGATTTTTTTGCTAAAAAAATTAACAGTATTAATAACTTTAATTACTAGCCTATCTTTGCTTCTCATTGGATGTACTCCTAAATCTAAAAGTATTAAATCTAAAAATTTAACTAAGCTAACTGTTGCAGAGGTAACCCATTCAGTATTTTATGCTCCACAATATGTTGCTATAACTCAAGGTTTTTTTGAGGAAGAGGGCATTGAGTTAGGTCTTATAAATACTCAGGGAGCAGATAAAACAATGGCTGCACTTCTTTCTGGAGAAGCAGATATAGGACTTATGGGACCAGAAGCATCTATTTATGTATATAATAAAGGTAATTCAAATTATGCAGTAAATTTTGCTCAATTAACTCAAAAAGATGGAAGCTTTTTAGTTGCTCGTGAAAATACTGATAATTTTTCTTTTGAGGATTTAAAAGGTAAAGAAGTTTTAGGTGGTAGAAAAGGTGGAGTTCCTGAAATGACATTAGAGTATGTTATGAAAAAAAATGGTCTAACTATAGGAAATGATACTAAAAATAATAGTGTAAATGTTAGAACTGATATTCAATAATCAGTTATATTATAGCAGTTATTACTTTTAAATATATACAAAATAAAACTAAGTAAAGTAAATCTATTTCTTTATATTTTCTATGGCACAAAAGATGTAGTTTGATTTAATTTAATAAATTTTGTAATATTAAAAAGTAACATTTACATTAATAAGTTTTATAAATTATAAACTTTAGAAAGTAAGATTTGATAAGTTACATAAAAATAAAAAAGAGTATACTTACTGAAATATAGTAATTTCAATAAGTATACTCTTTTTTATATAATTATTCTCTAAACCTAAATTTTAGAATTAATTAGTATTATTTTTAAACTTTAGAACTTCTGATAGTAGCTTACCAGAAATTATTACTAAAGCTAGAGATATTATTATATTAGCTCTTAAAATATTTTTTTAATTTACTACATTAAAAAATAGTAAAATTGCTATAAGTGGACTCAATGACAGGAATGTCTCTTTTTTCATCGTTTTCACCCCTTACATTTTTAATAAATTCAAAGTTATTCTAGCATATTAAATTAAAATAACTTTTAAATTAGGCTAAAATGATTTTACTTTGGAGTAAAATAGCAAATTTTTAATTATACTCATTTAATTCCTTTTATATTATAAGAAATATATAAATTTACTTTTTAAATTTGGAGAAAAGTATATAATTATTGGACTAAAATCTAACTAGTTCTAAAGTTTAAATTTAGAGTGGATTTATGTATTCTTCTATATGGGCTAAAATATATTTTAAAAATTTCTTAGAATATGTATGAATTTTAACTCATTAAATATTTAGTAAATCATCATATTTTGTTAATTGTATGAATTAATTTATAATTAAACCATATAATATTCACCCCAATATAAAATACCATATTTTGATATAATCCAACTATCTAATGGCGTTTGTGTTTTTTCTTCAATTGGACAATCTATAATAGTGTACAAAGTTTGTTTTCCTACAACATCAATAGGCTGCCTGCACAGACTATAATCTACACTAAGATTTAAAGCATTTATAGGATATCCATTTCTTAAAACGGCTAATCTTAAAGCTCCAATTGGTGTTAAAAATAAATATGTTAAAACACCTAAAATAATAACTATTAGAATAATATATTTAATTTTATTTTTCAAATTTAATTCCTCCTTTTTGTTATTTTACGAAAAAATACATTTATATTATTTAAAGTTGAAGGATATTTACGCCACCATATTTAAATAATACAAATACATTCTAGGAATTAGTTATAAGATTAAATTACTATACTTTTATGTAATATAATTACATATATATAAATTCGAAGTATTAACATATTTTAAAATAAATATAATTATACAAAAATTTTTTTTAATAGTATTGAAGATGGATTAAGATAGTGTTTTTTTGGAGTGAAATATAAAAATAGTGAATTATACTAAAAAACATATTAAAAAGTAATTAAATCAGTTATGTATCAACACAAAGAAAATCTATTTATTTTAAATTGAAATATTAAAGGCATAAAAAATATTGTTTTATTTTTTATATTTAACCTATCGAAAATACTATATTTATTTTTTAAAATATACTGACATAGTCAGAATTAATTATATATATACAGAAATTAAGGGGTTATCCACCAATTTATATATAATTTTCTTTATGGTATTCAAGTCTGATTGTTCTAATTTTAACAAAATCATACTTTAAATAATCGTAAAAATAGTCTAAAATATATTAGACATGGTAAGAAAATTAAGTTCAAATATAGTTTGAGGTGATTTTTATAAAATTTAATAAAAAAATAATTTTAGTACTAGTTGTGATATCTTTAATATTTGCATATATTGTATATCTTAAAAATAGAGGACGTAAGGTTTTAGCTAGAGAAAGCGTTAAAGTATTAAAGGAGATTGATTCTCCAAATGGAAAAAATAAAGTTACTATATTTTATGATGAATGGAGCGCAACTGTATCTGAAAATATTAGAATTTCAATAGCAAAGAATGATGATAGTAATATTTATGATTCAGATGTAATATTTTTAGTAGATAGGATAAATAAAGCAAGTGTTAGATGGGTATCTAATAATGATATAGTTATAGATTATAATAAGGGTGCATATAGTCAGGAGTTTAGAAAAATAAAGAAGTTTAAAAATATTAATATAGAATATAGAGGATAAAAGATAGAGTTGAACTCAACTCTATCTTTTATCCTCTATATAATTTTTTATAGTAACTGAAACCTTTTTTATATTACAAATATAATCTCGATTAGTATATTTTTTTGAAAAAAACTAGTAAATATTATAAAAATTAAGTGGTGATTTTATAATTCTGTGAAATGTTTACAAGTTCTTCTATACTCTTATATAGATTATATATTTGTACATATCTTTTTGCATCATTTTGTTCTAATTTATCTAACCTTTCGAAATGATTATTATAATTCTTCTAAGCTAGTATTATTATTATCTCTTACTTGTTTTGTTATGTTATTATTTGTATATTTGCAGTTATACGATAAAATATGATAATTAACTACTTGTAACCCTACTTCATTATCATAACAAACATTATTCATATGTCTTACTTTAGTTCCTAGATAGTCATTATTTGTACTAACAGAATATATTCCATATCTGTTATTATGACAAATAGTATTAAATAAATCTATTTTAGCTCCATGAGCAGGAGAAATTCCACCTTTACCATTTCCGTAAAATTCTCCACCATGAATACTTCCTGTACATCCAGTATGATGCGAAATCCCATCATCATAATTATACATAGCTTCACAATCAAAGAAATGTGTATCTCCAAATGTTTGAATATTAAAACCATCGTTTCTATTTTTTTTTGCTATGCACTTATAAAAATTACCATTTGATTTTTTAGGCTGAGCTCCTTCCCCTAGAGCAGAATATGAAAACTCACAATTTCTAACAGTCATATTATTATTATTGTATAAAACAGCTACTGTTTCATATGAAAACTCAGCCTTTACATTTTCAAGAACTAAATCATTTATATTAACTAAATTCAATAAGTTCCCTTCTTCTAGTGGAGTTCTATAAACTTTATTGTCTATAGTACCATCGTTTGGATTTAAATATATACTTTCTCCATCGTAAAAAAATGTACCTTGTTTAGATTTACATTCATCTAATGTTAACACTGGAATAAGAGTCTTATCCTTTTTGTAATCTTTAAAAGTTTCCCATATGCAAGCATTTACACCATTTGAGCGTTCTCCAGCTTCTATAGGAGGTAATTCTTTAGTTATAAAAACACGATGAAACCTTGAGTTTTTATTAAATGTACGATTGCATTTATATAATTTAGTTGAATTATCTAATTTAAAAACTAATCCATCTCCGTTTTTTAAATATATACTATTATTAGTAGGGCTTGCAGACTCTTGGTTAATAAGTATATGTAACTTTTCTAAATTATTCGCAATTATTTGTTGACCCCAATATTCGCCAGGGTCAGCAATTATTGTTTTTGCTCCTGATTTTATAGCTTTATTAAAAGTTTTAAATGGAGATTTTTTGCTTCCTGAATTTGAATCAGATCCATTGCTTGAAATATAACATTTATTTATTGATTCAACAATTACTTTAACATTTAAACTGTTAGTTGTTCCTTTATCATCTTCAGCAGTCAAAGTTATAGGGTATTCACCTTCTTTAGATGTATCTACATTTCCTGAGTAATTTATATATCTTGATATATTTTCACCTTCTGCATCTTTTGCTTGTGCATTTATCATACTATATTCAAATTCATCACCTTGTTTTATTGTTAAATCCTTTGCCGTTATAGCTGGAGGTTTATTTTTAGTTTCTTTTTTAGTTTCTTTTTTAGTTTCTTTTTTAGTTTCTTTTTTAGTTTCTTTTTTAGTTTCTTTTTTAGTTTCTTTTTTAATCTCAGGCTTTGATTTTACTACTCTTGATAATATTGTTATTGATTCTGCCCTAGTTATATTATTTGTAGGGTTAAGAAGTCCTAAATCATTACCTTTTAAATATCCTTGTTCTATAGCTCCTTCAACATATGCTTTAGCCCAGTTAGAAACTTTATTTTTATCAGGATATTTATTTAACTTATCATATACATTATCTTGTTTATTTTTTACACTTATAAGTATTTTAGAAACTTCTTCTCTAGTTATTGTTTTATCTGGTTTAAATGTCTTATCCTCATACCCATTTATATAACCAACTTTACTAGCTATGCAGATATCTTTATAGTACCAATCATTTATGCTAATATCAGAGAATTTTATATCTTCGCTATTATTAAATCCAAAATATTTGTTTACTAATTTTACAAATTCTGCTCTAGTTATTGAATTATCTGGTCTAAATGTTTTGTCTTCATATCCATTTACATATCCACTAGATATAAATTGATTTATTTCTTTTTTAGCCCAATGTTCAGAAATGTCATTTAGATTAGGGTTAGAATGGGCATATATAGGTGTCATTAAAATAGAACCTAATAACAATGAACTTATTAATTTTTTATGCATGATATCCTCCTATGTTGTCATTTGGAATATTATACCACATATTATAAGTATTAGGCAAAGTCATAGTATTCAGTTAATTGATTACAATGATTAAAGTAATTAATTAAAAAGGAGTACCAGTTGATATTAAACTAGACCCTTTATCAATGACATTAGAAAAAGAAAGTATTTAAGAAGATTATTATAATAATCCATATAGTCATTTATTGAGATTTTAAGTTCCCCTATTATCGTACAGTTTTTATAATTTATTTCATCTTTCATATGTCCAAAGAAAGATTCCTTCGGAGAATTATCCCAACAGTTCCCTTTACGAGACATAGCTTGGCCTAAATTGTTTTTCTTAAGTAATTTTTGAAAAGTTGGACTTGTATAATGAGATTCCTGATCAAGATGAATAAATGCATCTTGATGGAATTTAAATGACTTTAGGTCAACTAACTTATGTATAGTATCAGTCACAATATCTATAGCTAAACTATTAGAAAGATTATATACTAATAGTTCATTTGTTGAAGAATCTTTTATCATAGATAAATAAGTCATTTTATTATTGACATACGGCATATATGTAATATCAGTTAACATTACTTTACCAGGTATACCTTGTTTAAGATCTCGATTAAATTTATTTAGAACAACTCGATGCTCTTTTGTAGCCTTAGCCATACGTCGATATGGATTAGCTTTACGTATAGGACATATAATGTTATATTTTCTCATAATCATTTTAATTTTCTTTCTATTCATTATAATTCCAAATTTATTTTCTAGAGTCATTTTTACAGATTTAGGTCCTTTTTTGTGCCAACGATAGTTAAATGCTTTTAAAATAAGTTCTTTAGATTTAATATCATTCTTTTCATATGCTTGTCTAGATTTTAAATTACTTAGAAATTTAATAACCTCAAGTAAGGACATTAGCAATTTTGCATAAATATATCGTCATATTTTTAATATTAAAGTTTTTAATTAAGTATTGTATTAGTTTATTTCTTCAAGAGTTAATTCTATATTAAGAGTTCTCCCAGAATTTAAAGTTCTTGTATCTTCTAATCCTAGAACCATTTTACTTTTATATGCAGTTCTCCATCTTAAACTAGCTCAATCTATACGTTTAGTTCCAATTGTTTCAACATTAAATCCTGCATCTTCAAAAATTTTTCTAGAACTTTTTCCAGACTCATATTCTGCAATAAATTGAAGTTTAAATTCATTAGTATAAGTAATTCCTTTAGGATTACATTTTTTACGTATTTATTCCTTGATAATTCTGATATTTCTTGCTCTGAAAACAACTTTTTACTCATATTTTAACAACTCCTAAATTAATATTGTACAAAAAAATATCCTATATAGATAGGCACTCTTCTTTTGGTGTCCACAATATAGGATACATTTAAAAAAAAGAAAATATAACTCTCTTTTTTCCCATTATTTTATTAAATTTCCACTTATTCTAGGAATTCCAGAATTATTTCTATCCATTACATTACCATACACTGTTATCGTTTTACCTTCTTCAATACCCTTTAACATTCCCTTATCTACTAATTCAATTTCATATACCCCATATCCATCGCCTTCTAGTACTTTTAAAGTAAATGTAGGTAATACTTCATCTGAAATTATATTTGGACTTCTCCCGTAGCGAAAACAGATTCACCATACATTTGATTATCATTTATTTTAATAAAATCAGCTTTAACTGCTTCTTTCGCAATTTTTTTATTTAATTCATCTTGAGAAATTGAATTTTCTTTAATTGGAATTTTAAACTCTACTTTTTGCACATATTGTTCACTCTCAAATAGTATTTTAACTTCATTGCTTTTATTCTTTAATCCATAATAAGCATTTACTGTGCAATTTGAACCCTTAGTTAGATCTTTTGGTTTTCCTTTTGAGAACAGAGAACTTGCATCAGCTACTGAATTTTTTGAATCTAATACCGTTAAGTCTTGTGAATGTATATACAAATTTTTATCTTTTTTATTTAAATTATCATATGTATATGTAACTTCAATAATTTCTTGTGGATTATTAAAATCTTCTTGGTACTTAAAATCATTAACTTTTTTTACTGAATCAATAGTTAATGAATACATATCTGTACCACTTTTATCCTTAACTATTGCCTTTTCTCCTTGCTTATATACTTTAAGTTCTTCTTTCTTATTTGAACATCCTACTAAAGCCATAATTGATATAATTATGAAAACTGAAATAAATATTTTTTTCATGTCATAACACCTCCAAGTCATATTATAGCTTAAAAGGTACTAATTAGAAATCTAATAATTCATTTTAACTTTAATATCTACAAATTTACGTCTATTTTCAAAGCCTAAAATATCATAATAAGAATCTTTATATTATATTCTATTCTAAATATTTTACTTGTTACTGGATCTAGCAAACCTTTTATCTTATTACAGCTATATTTTCACTATTATTTGCTCTAGCAGCTATATATTCTTTTCTAGATACTCTTTTATAGCCACTCCAACATTTATAGTGTCCTTTCCAAACTTCTTCATCAATCTATTTTCATTAGTTTCATTTGAATCTGATAATTTTTCTAATTTTATTCTTTCTGTTAATATACATTTAGCCATTTAATCACCATATTTTAATTGAGGAATAATAGATTGTACTATAAATTAGTATAATTCCCTTATAGTAGACACATATAAAAAAGCATCGTATAATGATGTTGATTATGACTAAGATAATGGGGTTTTTCTATAAATAAAAAATATATAAAATATAATAAATATGATAAAGAATTGAAACTTAAATCTGTAGATATGTATTTAAATTAAGGAATGAGTGCTGCTTATGTTGCAAAAAAGGTTTTAAAAATAAAAAGCAGGTTCAAGATTGAGCGAAATCATATAATATAAATGGTAGAACTCGAGGTAAAGCCTCTGGATTTAGAGAAGGCCAATCTAAAGCTAAACTTAACTCTTTAGAAAAAGAATTAAACTACTTACGAATGGAGAATTAATATTTTAAAAAGCTACATTCCCTATCGAAAAAGAAAAAATAGGTAGTATAATTCTATTGTCAAATCTATATCAAGTAAATATAATATTTCTAATCTCTGCAAGCTAGTTGGTGTTTCGCGAAACGCCTATTATAAATGTTTAAGTAGATGTAAAAAAACTACTGATAGGGATAATCAAAATAAAATAATTAAACAAAATATATTGAATATTCATAAAAAATATAGATGTACTTACAGTAGAAAAAGAATTTGTATTTATTTAAATAAAATACTACCATTTGCAGTAAATCATGAAAGAATTTATAGGCTAATGAATGAGATAGTTATTCAATTTGTTATCAGAAAAAAGTATATGGCACAAATTCAAACCCGCTAAAGTATCTGACAATGTGCTAAATAGAGAGTTTTCTGCTAATAAGCCATTAGAAAAAATTTGCATGTATATTAATATACCAATTAGCAATGTTTCTCAAAGATTTATATATATGAATGTCGCTAAAGATTTATTTAATGGAGAAATTATAGCATATGATATTAGTTCTAGAAATGATACAATACTAGTTAAAAATACGATAGATAAACTTACTAAGATGAATTTAAGCGATAATTGTAAATTACACGCTGATCAATGGTTTCAGTACACTATTAAACAATATTCAACTCAACTTAAATAGAATAGTATAAATCAATCTATGTCTAGAAAAGGAAACTGTTGGAATAATGCTCCTATTGAGAGTTTTTTAGCTATATGAAATCTGAACTTCTATACTTAATCCTAATAAAAATATTAAGCTGATAGATGAATATATTTATTTTTATAATAACAAGCGTATACAAATAAAAAGCGGTATGAGTCCTGTTGAATACAGAAAGCTTACCGCGCTTAAGCTACTTTTTATGAGTGTCTACTTGACAGATGGTCATATCTAATTTTCTAGAGCTTATCTAAATACTTTATGTTTTATTTTAGTTTCTTTTTTACATATTTTATTTACATATCTTTATATATATGATGATTATATTGAATAGGTCCTTCAATATGCTTATTTTCTTTGCTATCATATTCATATGTTACTAAAACAGTATTGTCATTTACACCTGGCTTATCAACTGCATGCAATAAAAATGCTATTGCGTTATTTTCAAAAATAACCATTTCAGATTTATTTGCTTCTAAATACTCATTTTCATCTAAAGTATCAATAGTTTTTAAAGCTTCCTTTTTTGATCTAATATGGAATTTTTCAAAGTCTTTATCTGTAACTGAAATAGACCCATTGTTGTCTATTTCATATTTACTTTTTACTAGGTTTTTATTATCATTTTTGGATTCGTGCTTATCCCCACAACCTACTAATAAAGCAATCATAACAACTATCAAAAACAAACCTGATATTTTCTTCATTTTAACTCACCTCTTCATTATATAATACGGTTACTTCAGATTGGTTTTTACCTATATTTTCACAACTTCGTTCCTATGAATATAAAATATCTAATAGTGTGTTATATAATTTCTATTAAATTAAATATACTTTTAATTCAGTATTTCCAATAATTTCATCCTTTGTTTTTTCTAATCAAAATAAGCCAATATAACATTCTCTTTTTATGGTATATCCCAGGTAAAGTTAAATTTAAAATATCTAAAGCTCGTATAAGCTTTATTCATCCTGTTTTAATCTATACCTATATAGTCTAAGGTTATAGCTGGAGATGAGCTATTAAATATCTTCTAGAGTAACGCTATATCTTTGGTTTGTTTATAACAATGATATTTCCATGTCTTTCTCATACTATGAGTACCTAAGCAAGAAACATTAAACATTTCTCTAGATATAAGCTTGTTGTAACTTTTACGTGATTTAATTAAAAACTCCGCAGAATCCTCAATTGCTCTTTTCAGCATTGGGTTTATCTCTATGAATTTTTGTTTACCTGTTTTCTTTTATCTTTTACATCATATATTCTAAACTTTAATATATCGGATACTCTAAGACCTGTAGATATACCCATAATGAATAGTATGTAGTTTCTTTAATTTGTCTTTTTCAAGTATCAACATATATTTTGTAGTGTATCTAAATCTCTAATCGTTTCTATATATCACCACCCAAAATTGAATTTAGCTAAAATACCATCAATAAAATAAAAAAGCTAGGTTTGAACGTAAATAAGTTATTATTACTAAATCTAATACATTACTCCCTACCTCTATAGAGTCCTATTAAGATCTATAAAGTTATATTGGTGAGGGTTAAAAGAAATCGAACCTTTTATCTTCTAAGTAAATAGCTATTTTACTATTAAACTATACTCACGTTGCTAGTATAATTATTATACCCTGCAATTATTAAAAAAAGGGTATTGGGAAATAAAAAATTATGCCTCTTAAATTTCCTATACTACTATATTACCACCTTTTTATTTATAAATAATCTTTATTTTGTAGTTAAAGTATCGTCAAAGTGTTGGGTTTTATATTATTTTATTTAATAATAGTAATTCTTCATAATTTGGATATAACATACTTTTCAACACTTCTTGAAATATTATAGGTTACACCTGTTCTTTCATAATAGCTTATTGCTCAACAACCTCTATATTCTAATTTCTCTTTCTTTATATCTAGTTCTATATTACTTATTTGAGCTTCTAAAAACTTATAATTATGTAACCTTCCTTCTACCTTTTTAAATAGTTCTTCTTTTCTAAGCAGTCACTTCCTATTTCCTTTTAACTTATAATATCTTTCATTTCCTCTATACATTCTTTGCATATTAAAATATTTTTTATATTTTTCAAATCTTCTTTTGATTCACATAAAATACATGAATCATTATGTTTTTTTACTGTAATATATCCATTTTCACATGATATTTCAACAGGATCATTTTCCTTTATATTTAACATTTTTCTAAACTCTTTAGGTATTACAACTCTTCCTAATGAGTCTATATTTCTTATAATTCCTTTATTTTTTTTGCCATTCATACTATCACTCTCCACATATTTTTAATATTTAAAATTATATAATTAATTATTATACATGCATTTCCTTAAATTTTGCTTAATTTTAAATAAACTTTAAATTTATTATATTGTAACCTCTACCCTTGACTTATCTGAAAAATACTTAGAAGCTATTAATTCAACTATTTGAGTATCATCCTTATAACATTTAAAACATCACATATTACCTTTATAACATTATCTGAGTCCGGCTTTATGTTGTATTGTATAATTTCTCCATTTAACTTATCGTGCTTTTTCTTTTTACTATCCATTTTATCTATGGAATAAAATCAATTTATAGATATCTTTATATTACCTTCAAAATATACTTTTACTTGTGCTCTATACAATAGCTTTATATAATTTTCATGCATAACAGTTTGTTCTGATGTTTTTAACCTGCCATAACTTAATCTAGGTATTCCTTTTCCTTGTGGTTTTCCATCTATCATAAAATTAGCTTTCATACCTTCAATCTCCTAAAATAAACTTATTTGTCCTTTTCTATATTTAGGTTAATTATAAATACCAAATCTATTAAAACTATTCCTCCTTATTTCCAGCTTTAATTCTCCAAGCACTCATTATTTTATCTGCACTTTCTGGAAGCTTTGCTTTTACATTGAATTCTAATCCTCATATGCACGTGCAAATCCCATATAATTTGCCTATGTTTTATAGTCACTTGGTAAAAAAATGTTTCTTTTATACTTGGTATACTAGCTTTCTTTTTCATAGTATCAACTCTCTATAAATTTAGGATTTATATAGTTTCCTTTCATCTTATTAAAATAAGATTCTCTTATTTCTTTTATATCAAATCCTAGTGAATATACAAGCTCTACATATTTAGTTATCAAAGTTTCTGACTTGTGCTTACCAAACATTCTTCTTTGTGCCATTTTCTCACCTTATTATGTTGTAATAATAGAGGTAAAAACGTATGTTAGGTCTCTACCTCTTTTATAAAATAATTTAATTTATTCTATACTTTTAACCCATTCTTTTTTTGAGATAATATTGCAACTTCACTCATACTGTGTTATCCTTCTATTAGTTTTTGTTTGGATTTAAGAACTCATTTTAAGTTTGGTCGCTTACGAGTTCTTATTTTTTTGTGCAATTTTTTATTCTTCATAGCTCTTTTTTCAAGCATTTCACTTGACCATGTAACTTTTCTTTTAACTCTCTCTATCTCTGCATTTTTATAATTTAATAAATCATCTAATACTCTAATTACACTGTTATTTTCTTTAATTGTATTTTCTAATTTAAATTTTTTATCTTATAGACTCTTGATATCTGTTGTATAGCTTTCTCGATACCGGTATTAAGTTACTTAAAAATTCAAATATATTCATTTCCTCCTATGCTTGTCCTGATTTATTTAAACTCAAGAGCTTAAGCCCTTTGAGCATAATATTATTTCTTAATTTCTAACTTTCCTTCTTTGTATAATCTTTTAGCTATTTTATAGTTAACTCTTGCAATTCTATCAAGTATAGATTGAATTTCTTCCTCTGTTTGTTTTCTCCCAAGTCTTACTTCTGGAGAGATTATTTCAATAATTCCATGCTCTGTTTCTGAAATAGTTCCATATTCTGTTTCTCTTCTTTTAGTAGCCATAATTTCAACCTCCCTATATATAAATCATATGAATTTATAAAATTGTCCTATTCTAGAATTATGCTTTTAACACCTACCCCTAAACCGACTTACTTATATTTCATTGTTCAATACTTTTGATATTATTTGTCTTGTTAATCCTGTCCTTTCTGCCATTTTATTAATTGGATATCCTCTTTTGATTACTTATGATTTTCATAATTAACTCCTACGCACACTGGCTATTTTTTAATTTATTTATTAAAACCAATTTATTTGTTTGTATGATCTTTCTACTTTTATTACTGATATACTTTCATCTATTAACTTCAGTGAATTTAATAATGTTTCAACTGGAACATCTTCCCACTTATATTCTCCTAGTAACATTAATACTCTCTTTTTAACTTGCTTATATTCATCATTTACCTTTTCTGTCCCTAGCCTATCTTTTATATACTATGCTATTCTATTCTTCTTTTCTCTGTTGATAGTGACTTGATATATTCAGAATGTTCTTTTCTTAACCTGTCTATCTCTTTTGTTACTATATTTTGAATTCGTTCCTCTAAATTTTTTACTGTTAATATCCCCCCCCCGTATAACTCATTTTCTATTCGATCAAATTTTTTCATATACTTATTAGTAGGGATTATTCCTTTTTCTTCATTACTCTTATTTGCTATAAATTCACAAGCTTTTTTAGTTACTTGAATCTCTCTATAACTTTTGTTATTTTCTTCCGCTTTGTAAGTACTTTCTATACAATAATCCTGAGAACGAATTTTTCCGTTTTCAAAGACCTCATTTATTTTAGGTATTTTTTTACCTTTCAATACTATTTTCGATTTTTTTAAATTTGTATTCATTCTTTCACCTCAGTGTCCTTTAAGACACTTTTTCTATATAATTTATTCTTGAAAAGATGTGAAACTCTTAGAAATTAAAAACTTAATAAAATTAAGAAAACAAGAGCTTGGATTAATCTATGAAGAATTAGGTATGTTAATAGACGTTGGTAAAAGCTAGGTGAATTATGTGAATATATATGAAAAATTACAACAAGAGGCATATGAGAATAGTATAATTTTAAAAGAGGTTTCTCTTAAATCTAATTCTGATGGTTTATATTATGATGATAAAATCGCTATTAATAAAAATAGATTGACTTCAAATAAAGAAAAAGATTGTATATTAGCTGAAGAACTAGCTCATCACTATACAAGCTATGGAAATATATTAGATTTAGATGATATATCAAATTGTAAACAAGAATATAAAGCTAGATTTTGTTATTTTTAAATAAACAATTACAAATATTAATCCATTCCTATAAAAACTTTTTAATAAATTTTTTAACTATTTTTATTTAGATAAAAAGAACATACTTTCGATTTTATATTGTCAATTACTTCCATATATTTTAATATAGTATTATATTTACTTAGTTAAAGGCGGCGATAAAGTATGAAAACTTGTATTTACTTAAGAAAGTCACGTTTAGATGAAGAAGCTGAAAAACAAGGGGAATTTGAAACATTAAGTAGACATAGATCTACTTTACTAAAAGTAGCAAAAGAACAAAATTTAAATATAGTAGAAATAAAAGAAGAACTAGTATCTGGTGAAAGCATTGCTTATAGACCTAAAATGTTAGAACTTTTAGAGGAAGTAAAAAATGGTTTATATGATTCTGTATTAGTTATGGATATAGATAGACTTGGTAGAGGTAATATGCAAGACCAAGGCCTTATACTTGAAACTTTTAAAAAGTCCAATACTAAAATTATAACACCTAGAAAAACATATGATTTAAATAATGAGTGGGATGAAGAATACTCTGAATTTGAAGCATTTATGGCTCGTAAAGAACTTAAACTTATAACTAGACGTATGCAAAGAGGTAGAGTTAAAAGTGTTGAAGAAGGTAAATTCATAGCTAGTAAGCCCCCTTATGGTTATAAATTTGTATTCGATGAATCTGGAAATAAATCTATGGTTATAGATGAGGATAAAGCAAAAGTTGTTAGAATGATATTTGATTTGTATGTTAATAAACATTATGGTGGAGTTAAAATAGCAACTCATTTAAACTCCTTAGGTCTAAAAACTACTACAGGTAGAACTTGGTATGATAAAGGTGTTAGAGATATATTGAAAAATAAAACTTATGCAGGATATGTTGTATGGAATAAGGTTGAGAGAAGAAAAAATAGCTCTAAAACTAGACCTATAGATGAGCGTATTGAAGCCAAAGGAATTCATGAACCTATAATAGATGAATCTATATTTTTAGAAGCTCAAAGTTTATTTAAATCTAATTTCATACCTTCTACTAAACAGCATACAACTATAACCAATCCTCTAGCTGGTTTAATAGTTTGCTCTAAATGTGGTCATAAAATGATAGCTCAGCAGTCGACTTATAAAAATAAAGAGATAGTTAAATTTGTTAAGTGCTTAAACTGTGGTAAAAATAGAGGTATCAAACTTGATATTTTAGAAAAAGATATAATCAATGAGCTTGCAGACTGGGTGGATGCTTATAATGTTTCAATTAAAGATTTAGATTCTAATGAGAACAAAAATCCAAATTTAGAATCTTACGACTCTATTATAAAATCACTCGAATCTGAATATCAAACCTTAATGAAACAAAAGGAAAATTTACACAACTTATTAGAGCAAGGAATTTATGATGTAGATACATATTTAGATAGATCTAAGATTCTAACAGATAAAATTAATTTAAATAGATCTAATTTATCTCAGGCTAAGAAAGATTTAGAAAATGAAAAAGAATCGGTGTTCTCTATAGCAGATATAATACCTCAAATCAAAAAAGTATTAGAATTATATTATCAAAGCAATGATATGCAAGAAAGAAATGAATTACTAAAAGAAGTTATTGATTTCATAAACTATAGTAGAGAGCCTAAAAAAAGAACTTCAAGATTTAATATCAAAATCTATCCAAGGTTAATAAAAAATAAGTAA